ATTTAACTTATCTCCATTCCAACTAGATTGTGATATTTCAGTATCAACTGGTGCACCAGATGTATAAGTTCGTCTTACTATTTTAAGTGTTGTTCCATCTGCAGTAAAAAATATTCCGTTATTTGCATCAAATAATCCAACCTTTTGTTTTAAGTTCGCAGTCAAAGTATTCATTACAAATGTATTAAAAATAAGTAATGATTTACCTGGTTGATAAGACATCACTCTATTAGATTGTCTTACTGTTTTAGAACTCGCTGCTTCTGTTACATTTAAATTAACTGTAGATTTATTAGCTGTATAAACAACGCTTCCACCATTTACAGTGGTTGAATTAAATAAAGTGTTTTGTGACATTATATTCTTACTGTCAAAGATCGTTAGAGGGTTTGATACTCTTAATCTTCCAAATGCATCTACACTATTTCCACCTGGAACTATGACTGTAGGATTAGATGGAGTACCTGTATCACATCCAAATCCATTTTGATTTCCATACATAAATTGTAACATCGCTGCTTGTTCGTTAATTAAATCTTGTTGATATCCAAAGTTAAGTTGATCTTTAATTGTATTAAGAGATTCCAAAATTTGTCTTTGATTATTAACATCATAATTCTGTGTTGGTTCTGGTATATAAGCTGTAATTTTTGCCATTATCTTCTTCCGCCTGCTTCAATATCTAATCTCAAAGTTCCATATCTCCAAGTTTCATTAACTGCATCATTTTCTATTTTTAAACTCACCTGTCTTCCTCGCACGCGCGTATCTACCTTATCAGTTGAAGATGTAATTGTAAAAGGCCCAGTAATTAATGGTGGTGTTGTAGAAGGGGTAGATTCACTATTTGCTGGATAATCTCTAAAGAATAAAGTTATTTTTGCATTGCCTTCTAAACTCTTAAAGTCTGGAATAAATCTTTTAACACGCATTATCAATTGACCATCTCCACCTAAACCTTGTTCTGATATATCATAATCTCCCGATTTAACATAAGCTGCAATAGCTGTTGCATTACCATTTGCATCTACTTCATTGACACCCGTTTCTTGTGCCCAGTATTTAGATGAACCATAAGTATTAGTTACACCGTTAATAGTTGGAAATGTTGGTGTACCATTTGTGATATATTGTGTTGCATAAGGTAAATCAAAAGTAACAGCATCATTATAAGTTGTTCTAGTTAAAGATCCAACAGCCCATGTATTTTCAACGAAGTTATAAACAACGTTTCTATCCACCTGAGTTACACCTGCTCTTGCATAATTCCAACCTACTTCATTAAATAATGAATTATGATATGCATAAGTAATTTGACTTGCATCATAGTTAATTCCTAAATTATCTCCAATATCTGTAAATACAAAGTCTTCAACTAATGATGGTAATTGTTTTACAGTTCCATCAAATGCAAAGAAACCTCCACCAAATCCCATCCAAAATACAGCCCCTTGTGCAAATACCATTGCATGTTGACCAATACATCCACAGTTTGTTCCAACTTGTCTTATAGAGAATGTAAATGGAGGACCAACGAATTGAATTGTATATGCTGCTTGATCTGTAAGAACGAAGATATAATCTTTACCCTGTATTGCTCCTATAATCTCGTTTCCAGTATCTAGTCTAAAGGTACCTGCAGTATTTGTAACCGTTGGATTCCAAGTATTAATATCTTCTTGATTTGAAAATCTTATAAGCATTGGATCTTGAGTTGATGAATCTCCAATTGTAGTTTCAGTTCCAAATAAAAATAAATGCCTATCTCTATCTGATACAACAGAACAAATTGAAGTTGTTGGAGCATTAGCAACTATCGTAGCTCTTACACTTAATCTTCCTGCAACAGATGGATCCCAAGTATAAGTTGATCCATTCTTAACTGTAGCAACTAGAATCTGTCCATAATTATCTAGCGACCAACTTCCTGGAGCAAGTGTAACACCTGCAGTATTTGATTCTTCTCCCCAATCAACCCAGCTTGTTGCATTAGTTACTACCGCATTATCTAAATGAGATGCAGCTGTTGATCCGTTTGCACCTCTGACACAACCTGTAAAAGTTGTTGGAGTTTTACCAGTATAAGTAATTAATTCTGTGTCAATATCTAATCTTCCAGTTGTTGGAAATGCTGATGTTGCATCTACAGTAATAGTTGTATCTGAGTTGTTAAGTGCTCCATTTAACTGCGTTGTAACTGAAGTTGGAATTGTTCCACCGAAGTATCCTGTACCATAACCAAATGCAGGAGTTTGAAATGTTGGTCCAATTGTAATGTAAGGAGTTGTAGTTAAAGTTCCACCTGCAGTAACACCCGTCCCTGTTTCATTTGATGGCATTGTAACTGTAAAAGTTCCTGATGTTGGAACTGTTTTAACTTCAAAAGTATTAGTTGTAAAATCTGCTGATGTATAACTTGTAGTAGGCGCTCCTGGTGTTGTTACACTTGTAAAGATAATATAATCACCAACTTCTAATCCATGGATTGCTTTATTAATCGTAACTGTAGCTGAACCTGTTGTTGATGTATAGGTGCAAGAAGTTAGCGCTGTTCCAAGTGGAGTAATATCAAAAAATTCTTGTTCGTAATAAATAACTAGTAATTTTGAAGTTCCTATTGCTGCATATCTTTTACCATCTAATGCCGTCCACGTATGCTGGTCACGCGCGGGACCTGCCATGGTGTCAGCAACGAGCTGCTGGAATCCACCTATCTTTTGTGGTTCACCGTAACGAAATCTAATATTATCACCATCAATCCATTGCCCTTCGGCTCCGGTTGCAGTCTGTTGTTTATTAAATCCTGGCTTAAATTGTATCTTCTGTAAAGGCATATTTATCTATTATACATAAATATAGTTTAAATGCCATATTTAAAGATTAATTAAATAAATGAATACCAGCCTGTTATGATATATTTTTCTTCTGTAAATGAAGGACATCCTCTATGAGTAAACATCCAATCTGCTGGCCATATAACAGTTAATCCTTCTTCAGGTTTAATTTTTAATTTTTGATATAACCATTCTGTTTCTCCTCCTTTTTTTACAGTATTTAAATAAGTCATAAAAACTAAAAGTCTTTTAGAAGAAGAACCAAGTGCGTCTCTTTCGCAATGCCATGCAAAAAAAGCTTCTCCTTTTTTATATTTTTGAATATTAATTTTTTCTGTAATAGTCCAATTAGATATATTTTTATCTAAAGAATCATATATTTTTCTATATTCTTTACTACATTCATTTAATTCTTCTATATAATTCAAAAAACAATTTTCTTTTGAATCTAGAGATATTGCCATATCTGTAGATTTTTTATCTTCAGGAATATATCCAGTTGACAATTTTCCAACAGAATGAAGATGTTTATTGCTATTAAAATAATTTATTAAATCCTTGCATACTTTTTTGTTTATATAAAATCCTTTAATAAAGTTATCTAATTTGTTATTAGAATGTTCTTTTAATTTATTTTTCATATAACTTTTTTCTAATCTCAGTAGCAGATATTTTTTGTATTTCTTTTGGTAATACAATCTCTTCTATTTTGTATCCAACATCTCTACCATAACAAATATTAGTTATATTTGGGACTTTAATAACTTCAAACTGACCAACGTAATCTTTAAGTGTTTCTTCAATTCTTTTTTTTATATCTTCAAATACAAATGGGTTGTTGTCTGTTTGGGGCATTGATCTAACCATAATAATAACTTGTCCAGTCTTCTTTAGTATCTCTTTAAATAAAGCTAGATGCCCATCATGGAAGGGTTGCCAACGTCCAAGCATTTGTGCTGTTGGTTTTGTATAATCAATCATTTATCCAATCTACAATTAAATGTATTCTATCTGTATCGCTATTATTAACCACAGAATGAATTTTTTCTGAATTATTAATTTCCCACATTTCACCTTCTTTTAAATTTTTAATCTCATTATCTATTTCAAATAAAACATTTTTATTAGTTATAATTGGAATATGAACTCTATGACAAACGGACAAACTTTCTCCGCTATCTATATGTCTATCTATTTTGCTATTTGATTTAAGCATAACTAATATAGCTCTTATTATAAATCCTTTTCCATATATTTTTGTTAATTTATTTTTTAATAATTTAAATTCATTTTTAAATATTTCATATTCGTTTAAATATGTGGGATCTTTTAATCTAAAATCAGTATCAAATATTAAAGGTATTGTTTTTGTTTCTTTATGAACTTCAAATGTTTTTTGTCTAAAATTAAAATTATCCCATAATTCATCGTTAAAACTATTTATAATATTTTTAATATTATTTATTTTTATTTTTCCTATATAGTTAAAATTTTTCATGTATCTCTTTTATTATATGATCGTAGTTAAAATCAGTTATTTCAAAATCTACTTTTTTAGGTTTCTCAAATACTTTATTCGTATCTTCAAATCTTCCTTTATTAATTGTATTCATCCAAATCTTTATATCATAGAAAGATCTATAAGATTCAAATGGACAAACAAAGTCTACAACAACATGATTAACTGCAAGATCACACATAGTCATCATACGGTTAGCTTGTCGTTTACGACCGTTTTCTGTAAAATCCCAATCTTCAAATAGCTTTCTAATCTCATCAGCATTGAAGTGGGGTATCTTTTTATTTTCAACTAATTTTTTAGCAAAGGTAGTTTTTCCAGATCCTGGTAATCCGAATATTAAAATTTTCATTTTCTCCAAAATTCTATATTAGAATATTTATTTATTACACTTTTAGGCAATTCTATTTTAATATTATTTTTTTTAATTTCTTTAGTTCTAATAGTGTGTATTGGAGCTTTTAAATAGTCATCATCGTAATTAATTTTATTCATAGAAAATTGTTTTAATTTTTTAAAAGAATGTTTAAAATGAGGTATTTCATAAAAATCATATATCTCTTTAATTGTTTTCTCTGTATCTTTAATTAAATCTTCATATTCTATAAAAATGTAATTAGAAGCACTTACATTATTTAATAACCATTTTATTGAAAATAAAACTGTATCTACATATTCTCCTTTACTCATAATGATGTCACATTTTTCTTCTATTTCTGTTTTATATAAAGTAGTTTTATCTAAATTATTATACATAGTGTTTATATAAAATTCTGGATTATTTTGACAAATATTTATATATGATTTTATTATTTCTAATACGTCTCTAACTAAAATAACTATTTTAATAGGCTGATCAAAATAAGAAGTAAGAAAATTATAATTACAAGGAGTAATCCAACTTGCTCTTTCTATAATATATTTTGTTTTTATATCTTTATAATAGTTTGTATGTATGTTTTTTAACACATTATTTAAAGAATTTTCATCTTTAAAATTTTGATATATTGGAAAATTTTTACATCTAGAAAGTTGGTAATATATATCAGGAAGTATAGAATTAGGTGTAGCAGTAATATCTTTATTTTGACTTAAAATAGAAGATAACAATGTATTTCCAGCTCTTGGAAAACCTGATAAAAATTTTATTTCTTGAACCACGCTGGCAATCCTAAGTGCATCCTTCTATCATAAATATTTTCTTGTGCACCTTTTGTTTTAATATCATTATAATGTAAAAATACTTGCCCACAATTTTCTCCTTCAAAACTTTCTCTCCAGTGCTCAAGTAAATTTCCCCTGTAAACTAACATGTCGCCTTGTTTTAGTATTATTTTTACACCTTTAGAATTTGAAGGTATGTATTCTTTCTCTGTTATTTTTCCTTCTTTTTGATTAGGGTTAAGATAAATAGGCCACTCATCTCCACCTAAATTTAAAGTCGTAGATATTTCACATGAAAATCTATCTTTATGACGATTTAAAACATCTCCCTTTTTATATATTCTTGCATAAGAATAATTAGGTATTAATTTCAATTTTGTTTCTTTTTGCATTACAAATAAAACTTTAACTAAAAGAGTTTCCATTACTATGTCTGAATAATGGGAGTATGTATTAGGAACCTGTGGATCATTCCATGTTCCAAAATATTCTGTAAAAGGTGATATGTATTTTGCATCAAACAAAGTTTTTGCAGTTTGTCTTTTTAATAAAAAATAACTATATATAAAATCAGCTAAATCTTTTGGAACAGCTTTTTTAATCACTAAAAATTTATCTTTTTTAAAACTCATATAAATGTAGTTACTAATATTATTCTTTTATCTTTTTTTGGAAGACACGCTTCGTGATAGTATTTTCCATCAAACATAATTCCAGTTCCTTCTTCTCCTGTAGTTTCTTTTAATACTTTCATTTTTTTATTTCTTAAAAATGTATGTTTAACATCTTTATTTACTTTATCTTTATATACAATAGTTCCTATTTTTTCAATTGAATTTTCAAAATAAATAATCATATTTTTATGTTCAAATTCATGGTCCGTGTGAATACCTGATTTTTCTAAACCACAAGGATACGTTAAATTAAATGCCATTCTAAAAACTCTATTAATTCTAAATTTATAATTGTTACTTATCTCAGTTAATAAATCATAAACATCATTGTACATAGATGAATAAATTTTTGTATCATTTCTTTTTATAATAACATGGCTTAAAAAGTTAAAATTAGTAACTTCTTCGTTTCCATATTTTTCAAAGAACCAAGGAAAATCATTTTTTGTAAGTTGACTTTTTATCTTATGGTAAAAAATTGATTCTTTAAAATTTAATTCAATCATTTAAATGGATACCCTATATTCCATATTACTAAAGAATATCTAATTCCTTCGGTGACTGGTTTAACTCTATGCCAGACATGAGATGGAAATACTACAACTGAACCTCTTGGATAAATTTGATTACAGGTTATTATATTATTTGGTTTATCTGGATCATTATTTCTAAGATCAAATTCTAATTCGCCTCCTTTATAATCTTTAGGATCTGATAAGGAACAAGTTACAGATAACTTTCTAATTTTTCCATGAGTTTGTGGATTATTAGGTTCATTGTAGGGCACTTCCCAAGAATCACAATGCCAATCATAAAATTGTCCTGGAGCATATTTTGTAAATTGACAAGTTTCTGACCAATCCCAATTAAAATTCCAATTAGCGTTTTTATTAGCAATATTAATATAAGGTCTTATTTCTTTATAAATCCATTCATCATTTAACCATGCAACATTTGAATCTCTTTTTTTCTTTAAATCTTTTAGATCTTCTTCTGATAAAGGCTTTCCTTCTTTTATTTTATTAGATTGACCACCTGTTAAAGCAAGATTTTCTTGTTGTGCTTTTCCATATGCAACAATTTCGTTACATAATCTTATTGGTAAAACACTTTCAAAACACCAAAAATAATGTTGTAAATTCATAACCTTCTGATTTAAGAAGTATCAAAAAATAAAATTAAAGTAAAGGCTTATCTGTCTTGTATTGGAACAACTCTTCCAGTAGATAACCAAGATTTAGAACCAGAAATCCATTCAAATTCATTTGCTGAAGTATCATAGCCAAACCATTTTTGTAAATCTTCTTTCCAAATTATATTAGTATATGGAATATCATCACCAAAAGTTATGTTATTTGGAAATTCAATAGGAGGTTCCCAAATGCATGTATTTTCATTTAATGTCCAGGAATCGTATGGCTTAATTGGAATAAAAGCATCTCTTTGTTCATCATATTTCATACCTATTCCAGCATAATTTTTTCTAAAAAGTCTTTTTTTAGATGTTTGAACCCATTTAACACCCTCATTAGATAAAGGACATGTTTTTTTAAAATTTTCTGCGGACTGTTCTGAACAGTCTCCTCCATTTGCAGCAATGTCTTGTCCACAAGCTCTTACTACTCTTAACACAATTCCATCTAAATTTACTTCTGCAAAATGAGCCATATTATGATGCTGTTAATGTTCCTGTTACGTTAAATTTAGCAACCTTATAAGGAGAAGGTCCTGGCACTGTTGTTACAGTATTAGAAGGCGGTGTTAATGTAAAATTAACTGTAGAAGGTGCTTTTATAAAAACAACTCCATCTCCACCATCTCCACCATTTCCTGTACCATAATTTCCACCCCCACCTGCACCAGCTCCATCTACTCCTGATCCTGCTTGAGCATTAACTCCTGTAGTTGTTCCTGGTCCACCTCCACCTGGTCCTCCGTTAGATCCTACGTTTCCACCTCCGCCACCTCCACCTCCAGCAATAGTTGAACCTGTTGGTCCATAAAAAGGTTGAGGAGCTGCTCCTAAAATTGGTCCTACATCCACTCCATCTCCACCTGGTCCTCCTGGTGTAGTAAATGGTCCTCCTGCATTTCCTGCTGATCCTGCACCACCTCCGCCTCCTCCAGCATATTGTGGACTTGATGCTCCTGGATTTCCTTCAGGTGGAGAAAACCCACCTGCGTTTCCAGATCCTGCGGGTCTTCCACTAGCACCATAAGATCCTCCTCCAGATCCCCCTGGTTGAACTGTAGCAACACCACCACCCTCTCCTCGACCACCCCCTGTTGAAAGTGTGGTTATATTAAAATAAGAAGGAGTACCAGTTCTTGATGGGCCAGGAACTGATGGTATGGGCCCTCCAGCTCCACCAGCTCCAACTTGAATTGGAAAAGATGCTCCTGATTTAATTGTTAAAGTAGCTAACGTTGTAATATTTCTATAACCCCCAGCACCACCTCCAGCACTACCTCCAGAAGCTCCTCCTGCTACTAAAATAATGTTAGATAAAATTACGTCTTTTGCTCCAGCTGTAAATCCAAATGCTTTTGCAGAAGCTGCTCCGCGTGTAGATTGTAAAGGCATTCTTTCTTCTCCTTATTTAAATTGCGTTATCGATGCTAATACTACGTAGGTTGATGCTGCTGTTTTTAATGCTGTGTAAGTGTATACATCTGTAGATGAAGCGTTTCCAGCCGTTGGAGCAGTTCCACCTTGCCAAATTGCTGTAACAGTAGTTCCATCAACTTGAATCACGTTGTTGTAAAAAGTCGTGTTGTTTTGTTTCGTAATTAATGCAACAGTAGCAGATTCACCAGTATTTAATGCTGCGTTTAATGCAGTTGAAGCATTTCCTCTTAAATTAACTGTAAAATTAGAACCTAAAGCAACGTTTTGATAATAAACAGCTTGTGTTAATACATCGTAAGTAAATGTAGTTATATATGTAGTTGATACTGTAGCATTTTCAAATACACCAAATATTTTTGATTCACCATTTAATGTAATTCTTCCAAGATCACCTTTCGGTGTTAAAGTTAATCCAACGTTTGTATCTCCACCTGTTGCAGAAATAACTGGACTTGATCCAGCTGCAGCATTTGCTATTGTAATTTCATTTGTAGCTGATGCAGTTGTTGAAAATTTAATTTGTTCATTAGCATTTTCATCTATAATTCCGTATGTAGAATCAATAATAATATTTTTTGCATTAGTATCTAAGTTTGCAGATAACGTTGGAGAAGCATCATTAGATAAATTTCCAATGTTAGAGTCTACAACATCAGTTCCATTTAAATATAAAATTTTTGTTCCTTTATCTGTCGCAGAGAAAGTAACACCTGTTTGACCTTCAATTTTTACTGTAACAGTAAAAGCACCTACTGTACTGTTTCTAATTACATAAACTTTATTTGTAACACCAGAAGCAGTAGTTATAGTTACAGTTCTGTTTCCTGTAATTGTTCCTGTTAATTCTAAAACAGCGTTTTTACCGTTTGATGTTAAACCATTTGAAAAAGTTAAATCTGTATTTCCAACACCACCTGCAATAGATATACCAGAATAGCCTGCAATTGCTTGTTGAAGAATAACTAAATTTGTATTTGTAATATCACCCCATGTACCAGCGTTTTCGCCAGTTACTTGTATCTCTAGTTTGAGGTCTGTAGAATAACTTGATGCCATAATTTTAATCCTTATTTTGTTATTTTATTAAATTTAAGCGGCTGTGTCAATCTCTATCCAAGTTGCATCAGTTCCGGTATTTATTTCAGTCCAGATTTGATTATTTATACTATTTAGGGATATAGTCAATCCATTTCCTGTAACTGGTATAATAGAGGTACCTCCAGCAAACACAGTTCCAACAGAAGAATTTAATCCTATTCCAGTAACACTTGCTATAGTATTAGCATCTCCTATAGCAGTTCCTTGAGCTATGTTTATTTGTTGACCTGTTAATGCAACATTACCTGTTCCAATAACTACTGTTCCAATAGCTAAACCAATAGTTATTCCAATACCAGTAACTGTAGCATCTGGACTTGGATCTACTTCTCCCTCAGTTATGTTTAATTCTATTCCTGTAACACTCGCTATAGTATTGGGCACACCAATTGCAGTTCCTTGGAATATGTTTATTTGTTGACCTGTTAAATCAACTAATCCTGTCCCTGTTACACTTTCTTCACCTAATGATAAATTTAATTGTAATCCAATTCCATCTACAATAACACTTACATCTATAGTTTCATCACCTTGAGCAATATTTAATTGTTGACCAGTTATATCAACTTGTGCAGTTCCTATTGCAGTTACAGAATTTAAAGAAATATTTAATTGTTGACCAGTAACTAAAACTTCAGCTAATCCAAAAGCTTGAACACTATTTAAAGAAGTATTTAATTGTAAACCAGTTACATTTATTAATGAAACAGCATTAACTGTTACTGAATTTTGAGAAATTGTTAAAGGATTAGATCCACCGAATGACTTATCTCCCCATCCAAGAGATCCCCAAGCCTCATTACCTGGACTTGTTAATTCAACAGTAGAATTTAATATTCCACTCCATGCGAGAGCACCCCAGGTACTATCATTCCAACCGTTAGCCATAATAGGTAACTCCTATTATGCGTTGCCGATTCTTAGAATAGCCGCTGCTGTTGTATCTGCTGGAAACTGAATTGTGAAAGTTCCAGATGTTGCTGTTTTGTCAGCTCCAAAATCTAATACACATACTGCCGCATTTGTGTTTGATGTATTATAAATCAAAGCTCCTGCTGCAGTTAAAGTAACGCCTGTAAAAGATATATCTGCAAAATCTATAAATGCTACACCACTTGAAACAACTGGTGATACATTTGCTAGAACTCCGCCACCTGTTACATACTGACCAGTATTTGCAACTTCATTTGTTGAAGTGTAAATAGTTGTAGATGAATCTAGTGACGCTGCAGAAGTATATAGAGCAAGTTTAAAAACATTTCCTGTAGTCGCAGTAAAATTATGCTGACCTTGTAGAAGCTGTCCTTTAAACGAATTTGCAACTGCTTGTGTTATAGCCATATTAACTCCTAATTATATTATCCTTGTTTTTGAATCTGAGGTGAACCTTCTTGGTATTCATCTCTTCTTCTTCTTCCCATTTGTTCAATAGAGAATCCTTGTAGCATACTTTGATACTTTTGTTCGTAAAATTGTATCATGTCTGCCGGACCCTTTAAAAAACCATACGCCTCAACAAGGCAAGCATATAATAAACCAGAGGGAAACTGCTGACTTAAATATGTTGTCGTATTACTAACAGATAATCCTGCTGGCTTCAAGATATAATTTAATTGCATAGTGTATGTCAAGTCTGGAATTGGGGCTAATACTATTGTTTGCTCGTCCCAATAACTAAAATACTTAGGTAATCCTTGTGCATTAGTAGCATTATATTCATTAATAAATCCAGTATCTCTATATTCTACTACAGCATTAGGCCCTGTATACGCACCACCTGGGATAATTTGAGCTTCTCTTATAATCAAAGTTTGATCTGTTAAAAGAGGTGTGCTTACGTAAGGTTGAGCTGCAATAACAGTAGCTGTTGCATATTTTCTATTATTGTCAGAATCTACATCTCTTTGAATTCTCCATTCAGCATCTAAAATAAAACCATTGACAATAGTTGCTGT